CTCAATGAATGGCGTGTTTGGTGGAGCGTGGGACCAACCGCTGGCTGCCATTATGGCCTCATAAGCCTGTTTGCCTTGCTTACCGAACTCTATTGCACGGGTAACATTACCCCTGAAATTACCGGATGCAACGAACTCTATCATATCATTCATGGTTTTCATTGCACCTTCCGGAAATGCAACTGGTGTCTTGGTAGCCACTTCGGATGCTTGACGCATAGCAACAGGATCTACCGGTGAAGGCTTACAATCAATGAAGCCGTAAGCCGTAGCACCGTCATGCACATACTCAATATGCATGATATGTTCAACATTCAAAGTGGTAGTACTAACCGGACCACCAGAAACAAAGAGGACGATAGCCGCCCATCCATCCATGGATTCCACTCCAACAGTTGTTTGCGTTTTCTCGTCGGAAGTCACTACGCGGAACCGATCAACAGAGTCATCAATTTGACGACCAATGGCAATAATTGGTTTTTCACAACATTCAACCAAAGAAAATTTCTCTGCCAATGGTAATTGCAAAAAGCCAGACTCTGTTGTTGGAAAACTAGCGTAAGGAGTTGTAGTATCAAAAACCAATGGAACATGTGCCACTACAACATGTCCAGAGGTTGCTGTCAATGAGGTTTCACAAGTTATTCGAACACCCCATGAAACAACTCTATACGCAGAAGCCAAATTCTGCATTGGTGTAACTTGCGCAACGGTGTTGGCAGTTCCCCCCGCCCAAGTGACAGTGCCTCCAGTTGTATTAGCTGGGCCAAAAGCATAGTCATTGATTAGAGGTAAGAATGCGGCGGAAGTATAACCTCCTGAATTGGTGGTTAACTCTATCGAATTCCTCAACACCGCAGTTGCGGTTGGATAGCCAAAGTTATCATAAGAACGGACACCTTCGGCTTCAATCATGAAAGGATTAACTCGACTAATGGCGAGTTGACTGATTTTCGGGATCATTCCCTTGCGGGCTCTTTTTCTTCGCGTTCTCCTACCGCGTCTCCTACCCAAACGTGCCATTGACACCACGGCCAATTCTTGTGCCAGGTTACGATTTTTCTTCTTATTCCTTCTAGTCATATTAACAATATTTAATTGGTGCCGGCACACAATCAAATTATGGAAAACATGCAACAAAAAGGCCAAAAGCAAAAACCGCTGGCCAATAACAAAGAAAAGAAAATGAAGGAAAACATGAATTAAGCTACCAGTTAGGAAAGTCTCCACAGCACCAAAACAAACAGAGAACCACCAGGGTAAGAAAAACTTCAACAACTCTTCAAAAAGAGGAATCAATACGAAACCAGGTGAACTGGAGTCATTAATTTCAAACCCAGAATTTTCCATAGGTAAAGCCCAATCAATTTCTATCATTCTCAAAGCCGCCACAGATTGCACACGGATGGGGAAGTCACGAGAAAGTTCGATCTCCAACTCATCGAGGTCCGTACGTAATATGTCATAACGTTGACACATAAAATCATATGTGTCATCACAGATTGTGCGAGAATGGTTAGAATACTCATTATATTCCTGATAAAACGCCTCAACAGAATTTCTTCTAGAAACGTATAGAGGGTGACGGTACAACCCTCTAATACCTGGAACATTAATCAGAGAACATTCCAGTCCTTTAAGAATCCCGACGAACTGGTCTTTAATCTGATCATCATTATAATGCATATTCTTACACCAAAATGTCTTCGCCAACAATTTCCCAGGTTTTGGGGTCAAAATTGAACCCTCAACATAAGGAAGGAAAATAGAAGAACAAAATTCAGAATGATAAATATCATTAACCGAATATTTAACAAGGAATCCATTATCTTTCATGACAGACACTACGTGCTCTGGCTCAAACGTACAACGTGTGAAAGGAACTGCATCATCACCTTTCGCCAACAGAGCAACTAATGAGTCACCAAACACATTAAGATAAGTGTTAATAGTGACTATAGTGTTACCAATCAAGGTAGCTGATCTCCCTGAACATCTTATTCCCGAAATTTTAGCAAAGAACCCACTTCTGGTTCTGACGTTTATATTAGAGACATCCAACAATTCTCTATCAACAACTGCCTTCGAAACCCCACACAACAAGAAAAATTTTGCCAACATCAATAAAACTTCCTTACGTTGGGAGGAATCAAATGATGTGAAATCACCTGTTCCTATTTCACAATCAGCATATTGATCAAAGAAATCACCAATCTCGTTGGCATCTCCATGAATTGGAAAAAGAATAAAAGGAGGTAAACAGGAGTACAGTAATTCACCTAAAGGAACCAACCAACGGCCTATCTGGAAGTTGAACTCCACAGAAGATGAGATAACTGGCCTAGGATATTTGGGTTCAGGATTAGCTTCTTTCTTAGGAAAAACACTACTACTATTCCAATCAGAGATGAATTCAACTTCACGTCCATCTCTTTCTTGTCTAAGTCTGTTCTCCTTAGGATTCGGGAACCTAAACAACCACTCATCCCAATCAAGTGGTTCCAATTGTGATTTAATAGTTTTCGCAACCTGCAATAATATAGGATGCAGGGAAAATGAATACTTCCCAACCTCACCCAAATCATGTAGCAATTTATTGCGGATACAGGAGTACTGATTATGCACACAATTCCTAGGATAAAAAGGAATGTTCAAATCAGAGAACACCATAGGCCTAGCTGCTGGCTTTGGAACACAAACCTCGTCAAACTCCCTAGGTTTCTTAATAAGCTTGCATTTAGAATGGTCCAACTTACGATCTTCTAGTTCACAACAATAGTCATAAACTTGGAATCTACGAAAATTATCCCACAAATTCATAGGCAATTGCTTAGTAATACACCTACCTTGCAGTATAAGCGCCATTCCTAAACCAACCAGAAACAACACCACTGCTAAAGTTAACATAGGTTCGAACTGAGCTACAGCCAGAGATAAACAAATAGTCCCAAACAAGGCAATCAAGCTCCAATTAGGAGTTTTATAACCAAATTTCAGACGAAACATTTTCTCTTTAGCCTTATCTACAAACATCTTGCTAAACTCAGGCACCACAATGGGTTGATCACGGTATTTCTCAGCCGCAAACCTAACCAATTCGGGATTGTTCAAACCAAATTCATTACCTTTTCTATTAACCTTAGTCAGAAAAGAATAAAAATTACGAGGATTAATTTCTGCTCCATAAGAAAGCGAGGAATTAACAATCTCATTAAATTTGATCTCTTCAAGGTCAACAGATGGCATCATTTCAGGGGTTTTAAACACTTCCGTGGTTGCCACAAATCGCAAAACTACAACATCTCCAAATTTACGTGCGATATCCCACTCCAAGGTTCCCAGTGCATGACTAAAGTGCCCACTCTTCATCCAATCAGTCGTAGGGTGTGAGTACGGAGTCAAATTCCCACGTACATTAACCCAAATCTGATCGTCCCTGACTATGTAATTCATCTCCCCAAGCATCAAGCTGCCCTTGGTGCCTTCATACAAATGAACAACGGCATAATGAACAGGGTGTCTTTGCCGCAACAACTGCCTGATCATATCCTGTGGTTTGATGTAATACAATGAGTGCACGCTGAAAGAAGCCGCAATATTTTGACAGTCGCAGTCCTTCCACTCGTGGCGACAAAACAATTCACCGGGAAAAGCAAATTGGCGGATGAAATCTCTGGCGTCAAACTGAGGGGTACAACTCCACACATATTCTCTTTTCAGAGAATGATGGCGTTTCACTGCACCACCCACGTCAAGAAGCATACCTTCTACAATCTTGTGCTCATTCAATTCAGTTAGCACTTCATTGATGGTCCAAGCTTCAACCATAGATCTCATCGCAGCACAATAAGGGTGTTGATTGTCGCGAAAAGCCACTTTCATCTTCTCTATTTTACAAGGATGATACTTACTAATTTCAGCTATCACCTCATCAGTATAAGAAAAAGAATGTGGTATTTGATAAGTCACATGCGGGTAACCTGGGTTCTTATGATTTCGAATCACAGGATATTTGTAAACCTTTGCCTTAACAGGTTCAGGGTTAACTGGAGGGGAATCGCCTTTTTCCTCCTCCGCCACTTTCGGCTGTCTGGGTTTTCGTTTCCGGACCCTACCGGATCTGACTTGATTTCTGAGTCTAGGTGTAGGGGGCTCAGATACCCGTTCGGGCAGCGCATTGACTCGACCCTCTTGGGGAATCAA